GCCAGACCTTCACGGTCTGGGAGGGGCAGACCAAGTCCAAGTGGTTCACGCTGCTGGCCGAGGGTGCCCCCGCCGCCGAGCCGGCGAAGGCTCCGGTTCCTGAGAAGGAGCCGGACACCTTCAGCGGCGCGGCGGCCGCCGAGCGTCAGCGCAAGGCCAAGAGCAAGCCACCGCTCGAGGATCCCCTGGCCTGACCGGGCGGCCCCACCTGAACGCCCGCCCCGAGCGGGCGTTTTTCCAAGGACTCCAGAATGGCCAGCGCGACCGACATCAGCAACATCGCACTCAGCCACCTGGGCGCGAGGGCGCAGGTCAGTTCGATCAGCCCGCCCGACGGCAGCGTCGAGGCCGGCTACTGCGCGCGCTTCTACCCCCTCGCCAGGCGCGAGGTGCTGGAGGCCATGAACTTCAGCTTCGCCAAGACCCGCGTCACGCTGGCCGAGGTCACCAACACGAGCACCGTCTGGGGCTACGCCTACGCGCTGCCTTCGGACTGCATCAAGCCCCTGCGCGTGCTGAAGCTCGAGTACGCGCAGCAGATCGCGCTGCTCTGGCCGATCGGCTACCGCTACACCGACGGCGAGTGGACGCGCATCGAGGACGCGTTCAGTGAGCGAGGCAGCGCCACCTTCGAGCTCGAGGACCAGGTGCTGCGCACCAACGAACCCGACGCGGTGCTGCTCTACAAGCGCGACGTCACCGACACCACCAAGTTCTCGCCCCTGACCGTGAGCGCCATCGGGCAGGTGCTGGCCGGCTACCTCGCCGGGCCCATCATCAAGGGCCTGGACGGCGCCAGGGTCGGCGCGCAGTGGCGCGAGCAGGGCATGGCCGCCGCGCGCGCCGCCGCCGCCAGTGACGCGAACGCGTCGAACGAGAGTTCGGACCACGTCCCCACCCACATCGCCGCGCGCCTCTGATGGCCAAGACCCTGCACCGCAGCTTCTCCGGGGGTGAGGTCACGCCCGAGATGTACGGGCGCCTCGACCTGGCCAAGTACCAGACCGGGCTCGCCACCTGCAAGAACTTCCGCGTGCTGCCGCACGGCCCGGCGCAGCGCCGCACCGGCTTCGGCTTCGTGAACGAGGCGCGCACCAGCACCTCGCGCGTGCGCGCGATCCCCTTCAGCTTCAGCGCCGACCAGACCGTGGTGCTCGAGTTCGGCGACCAGTACATCCGCTTCCACATCAACGGCAGCACGCTGCTCGAGGCCAACAAGGCCGTCGTCGGCATCGCCGCCGGCGTGGTCACCGTGACCACCCACGGCTACTCGACCGGCGACTGGGTCTTCATGGGCTCGCGCTTCCACAAGGTCGTGAACACGGGCGCGAACACGTTCACCACGACCGACCTCTGGGGCGTGGCCACAATCCCGACAGGCGCCACCGCGGCGCGCGTGTACACCCTGGCCAGCCCCTACCTGTCGGCCGATCTCTTCGACCTGCACTTCGCGCAGGACAGCGACGTGCTCACGATCACGCACCCGACCTACGCCGCGCGCGACCTCGCGCGCGTGGGCGCCACCAACTGGACCCTGACCTCGGTCAGCTTCACGCCCAGCGCCGCGGTGCCCGGCGGCGTCAGCGTCACCGAGACCGTGGCGGTGGCCACCAACCTGAGCCCGCAGCGCTACGTCGTCACTGCGGTGGCCGCCGACGGCGTGACCGAGTCGCTCGCGAGCGCCGTCGTGACCGCGACGAACAACCTCACGCTGGCCGGCAACTACAACACCATCGCCTGGAGCGCGGCCGCCGGCGCGGCCCGCTACAACGTCTACAAGCAGCGCGGCGGCAGCTACGGCTACATCGGCCAGACCACGAGCCTGACGATCGACGACGACAACGTGCTGGCCGACACCAGCAAGACGCCGCCCGAGGACATCTACGACCTCAACACCGGCGCCGGCGACTACCCCTCGGCCGTGACCTACTTCGAGCAGCGGCGCTGGTTCGCCGGCACGGGCGACGAGCCGCAGACGGTCTGGGCCACGCGCAACGCGACGCAGTCGAACCTCACCTCGAGCATCCCCAGCCAGGACGACGACGGCCTCAAGTTCCGCATCGCCAGCCGGCAGCAGAACGCCATCCGCCACCTGCTGCCCCTGTCGGACATGATCGCGCTGACGGTGGGCGGCGAGTTCCGCATCTACGCCGACAACGCGCCGAACATCACGCCCACCAGCTTGAGCATCAAACCGCAGGGCTACAGCGGCGCCAGCAACGTGCAGCCGGCCCTGACCTCGGGCTCGATCCTCTACGTGCAGAGCCAGGGCTCGCGCATCCGCGAGCTCGCCTACAACTGGCAGGCCAGCGCCTATGCGTCGATCGACGTCTCGATCATGTCGCCCCACCTCTTCAACGGGTTCACCGTGGTCGACATGGCCTACGCCCGCGCGCCGGTGCCGAGCCTCTGGTGCGTGCGCAGCGACGGCGTCCTGCTGGGCCTGACCTACGTGCCCGAGCAGCAGGTCTACGGCTGGCACCAGCACACCACCGACGGCTTCTTCGAGAGCGTGTGCGTGGTCAGCGAGGGCAGCGAGGACGTGCTCTACGCGGTCGTGCGGCGCACGGTCAACAGCCGTTCAGTGCGCTACATCGAGCGCCACCGCACCGCCATCTTCACCGACCAGGCCGACGCGTTCTTCGTCGACAGCGGCCTGACCTACGACGGCGCGCCGGTGTCGAGCCTGAGCGGGCTCTGGCACCTGAACGGCAAGACCGTCCAGATCCTGGCCGACGGCGCGGTGCACCCCACGCGCGTGGTCACCGCGGGCGCGATCACCCTCGACGACAGCTACAGCGTGATCCACGTCGGCCTCGGCTACACCAGCGACCTGCAGACTCTGCCGCTGGGGTTCGAGGGCGCGCCGGCGGGCGGCCAGGGCATGACCAAGAACGTGAGCGGCGTGGCCATGCGCGTGACGCAGTCCAGCCTGGTGCAGGCCGGGCCCACCTTCGACGACCTCACCGAGTACCCCGCGCGCGAGGTGACCGACCCCTACGGCTCGCCGCCGGCACTGCGCACCGGCGAGCTTCGGTTCGACATCGCGCCCGACTGGAACAGCGACGGCGGCGTGTGCGTGCGCCAGGCCGAGCCGCTGCCCCTGACCGTGCTGTCGATGGCGCTGGATGTCGCGGTCGGCGGTTGACGTCGTCGCGCCCACGCCGGCGCACATCGAGGAACTGGCCGCCAACCTGCGCCAGCAGGACCGCGACGAGCTCGACGCCGGCGGCCACCGCGACCACCAGCGCACGATCGCCGACAGCGTCGCCATGAGTGACTGGTCGCTGACAGCGCTAGTCGAGGGGCGCGTGGCCTGCATCTTCGGCGTCGCACCCCACGGCTCGCTGCTCGATCCCCGCGGCATCCCGTGGATGCTCGGCACCGAGCTCGTCACCCAGAACCGGCGTGCCCTTGCCCGCCTCGCGCCCGTCTACATTCGCACGATGCTGCAGGCCTACCCACGCCTCGTGAACGTCGTGCACGCCCGCAACACGGTGGCGGTGCGCTGGCTCAAGCGCAGCGGCTTCGTGCTGCGCCCCGCGCACACCCACAACGGCGAGCCGTTCCACCTCTTCGAGATGAACCATGTGTGAGCCGATCACCCTGTCGACGATGGCGACCGTCGCGCTCGGCACGACCGCGGCCGCCGGCGTGCTCGCGGCCAAGAGCGCCTACGACCAGGGGCGCGTGGCCAAGGCCACCGGCCGCAACAACCAGATCATGGCCGAGTACGCTGCGCAGGACGCGATCCGCCGCGGCGACGAGCAGGCGAACCAGGTGCGCCAGCGCGCCAGCCAGATCAAGGGCGCGCAGCGCGCGGGCATGGCCGCCAAGGGGCTGGACCTGGGCGTCGGCACCAGCGCCGAGTTGCAGGACCAGACCGACTTCTTCGGCGCCACCGACATGTCCACCGCCCGCAGCAATGCGCAGCGCGACGCCTGGTCGGCCCGGGCCAGTGGCAGCGCCGCGGCCGCCGCCGGCAACGCCGCTGCGACGCAGGCCAACATGCAAGCCTTCAGCACCCTGCTGTCCACCGGCGGCCAGGTCGCCGGCAAGTGGTACGACTACGGGGGCGGCGGCAAGACCAACGGCCTGGGCACGCGGGGCCCTGTCGGGGGCACGCTGCGCGACCCTTGGTACGGTTGACCAATGGCCCAGGTTCCCGTCTACGGTGGCCCCCAGGTCCGCAGCAACGCGCTGCAGCCGGTGCAGCAGCGCGAGATCGACGTCTCGTCGGGGATGCGCGCGCTGGCCGGCGCGCTCGGCAACGTGGGCGGGGAGATCGACAAGGTCGTGCAGCGCGATGCGCAGGACGAGGCCTTCAAGCTCGAAGGCCAACTGCGCCAGGACTGGCAGCAGCACCGCGCCAAGCTGCGCGAGAACTACAAGGGTGACCAGGCCGAGCAGTACGCCGCCGCCGCCAGCGAGTGGTGGAAAGAGGCCCCCCAGAAGTACGGTTCCACGGCGTCGCCACTGGCACAGCGCCTGGCCGGTCGGTCTCTCGCCAACTTCAGACTGCAGGCCGAGGCCGACACGCTCGGCTACGTCGAGGGT